AGCACCCGCGTTCGCACTGGCGCAGGGTCGCGCAGCGTTAATCAGAGCAACAAGGCGACAGCACTGGGCGACGTGCGTTAATGCACTCCGGGGCGTTCGTGGATCCGCAGTGCCCGCCGTTCGTGATCGCAGGGGTGCGCCCTCCGTGCCCTTCGGCGGCGGCGCCGTATACGAAAACGCAACACTACCCTAACCTACAAAGTGTTACGGAAGGCAGAAATATAAAACCTCGAATATAAAAAAATTTTTCCGCTATATAAAAGTAAAATAAGGTTTTATGAGCATTTATATGAAAAAAAATTCCGAAGAAATTTTTGAGTCTCTACAGATTGATCCAATTACTGGACAATATTGTTTAATTATACCCGAACAAATTATCAATGAACTTTCTTGGTACGAAGATACTGAAATTAAATTATTGCTGGATGGTAAAGAAATAATTTTATCAGAGCGGGAGTAATTGACAATTTCTATATAATACTGTATGATAGTGAAGTAATTATTTTCAATTATGGCAAAAGGATTTACGGTTAAAGCAAATGCCCCAATGGCACAAAAAGGTCCTGAATGGGACTATGATTTAGCAAGAGAAATGGTAAAAGGAAAGGCAATTGTCTTTTGTCTTCCGGGAAGAGGAGTATCCTACACTTATCTCAAAAACTTTGTTCAATTGTGTTTTGATCTAGTACAGTCTGGTGCTAGTATTCAAATCTCACAGGACTATTCTTCCATGGTTAACTTTGCCCGATGCAAATGCCTTGGGGCAAATGTACTTCGTGGACCAAACCAACTTCCCTGGGATGGAAAACTAAACTATGATTGGCAACTTTGGATTGACTCAGATATTGTCTTCAATAGTGAAAAGTTCTGGCAACTCGTTTTAATGGACAAAGATTTGGCATCAGGATGGTATGCAACAGAAGATGGTCATACTACATCAGTTGCTCACTGGATGGAAGAGGATGATTTTAGAAATAATGGTGGAGTGATGAATCACGAAACAGTAGACAGTATTTCGAAACGTCGCAAACCATTTACTGTTGATTATGCAGGATTTGGATGGCTTCTGATTAAAAAGGGTGTATTTGAACATCCTAAAGTAACCTATCCTTGGTTTGCTCCAAAGATGCAAGTTTTTGAATCCGGAGAAGTTCAAGATATGTGTGGAGAAGATGTATCATTCTGTTTAGATGCAAAAGAAGCAGGATTTGAAATTTGGTGTGATCCTCGTGTTCGCGTTGGACATGAGAAGACCAGAGTGATTTGAAATGGGGCAAGATAAGTATAATATAATCCGTAAGGGTATAACAATTCATTCAAATCTTACGGAAGAAGAATACTTCGATATCATGGAGGATCTGGCACAAGAGTTCTATCAGTCTGGTTCTCCAAATTCAAACGAAATTAAAACCGAAATTATAAAAGGAGGTTAAGTATTATGGCAGCAAAGACACAAGGTGGACTGAATAAGAATCTTTCTTATATTCCTGGGCGTCCTAAAAAGTCTCGTCAAGGAAGTGGAGCAGGAACTAAATGTGCCACTTCCTCGCGCAATGGGGCACCTAAAAAATATAGAGGACAGGGTAAGGGATGAATCCTTATAATTTAGAACTATACACCTATCTCGCACCGAGTAAAATCTGTAGTGGGGTAGGTGTTTTTGCTTTAATTGATATTCCAAGAGATACGATTATTTGGAAACTTCGGGATGAACCCTATAAAGTTCCTTGGGATTTACTTACAAAAGAAATTCGAGATCATATTAAATCAATGACCTGGTGTGATGATGAAGGATTTTGGATTGATTGTCATCTAGATCGCATTTATCAGGCATATTACGTTAATCATTCAGATAATCCAAATTGTAATGTTATTGGTGAAGAAGAGTTATACATTGCAATTCGAAATATTAAAAAAGATGAGGAATTGACTTATACATACTTAAAAACAGATATAGATTGGTTATGAGTTGTTTAATTACAAATTTACCGGCACAAAAAGTTTGGGTAAGGAAAGAATATCTCCGTGATCTACAAGATGGACATGGCGAATTTGTAGAAGGAGTCTGGGTTTCGGCAAAGTCAATTCCTGGACGCGCTTTTTATTTTGAGACTTATTTACCGGAATATGGTGCAATGTTTGATAAACTACCAATATCTGCATTTGTAGCATCTCCAGAAACTCCGACACCTGATTTAGATCTTCCAAATCTTCAGTTTTGGAACTGTATGGACTATGGTGTGACTAATATTCATAAACAGTTTACTGGATCCATGCGTTGGGTGGTCCGTACTCGGCATTTTGGTGAAATTAATGGGTTTTATATCTGCACCTTAGACAATTATCATGAGGCAACGGATCAAATTGATTATAGCACTAGTGAAATTCCTCAGGAACACAAGTCATTTAATCTAATCGAACTTGATAATGGTCAATATGCACTCTATCCAAACAATAGATGTAGAATTTATGATGTCTCTTTGACACCATCTGAGGTAAAATCACCCGATTTTAAGGTTTCGACTCAGTGGTTTGAAGTTGAAAACGATATTGAATGGGGAAGTCTGGGTGATTGTGATGAATATTTCTACACAACATCAGAAGAAAGAGAAAATAAATAACTTTTTAAGACAAGTAAAAATTGAAACGATTTTCAATGGGTAAGCACCTGCTCTTAGAGGTGTATAATGTTGATTTTGAAGCGATCAATGATGCACAATCGCTTCAAAAAGCAATGGTCAGAGGCATTAATCGTGCCAAAATGACTATTTTAAATATATTTACATATTCTTTTGTACCACAGGGGTGTACAATTGTCATATCCCTCTCGGAAAGTCATGTTTCTTGTCATACTTGGCCGGAAAATGGATGTTTGGCAGTCGATGTTTATACTTGTGGTGAAGGAAACCCCCGTTTAATCGCCATTGAACTCCTAAAGTACCTTAATTCCGATTCATATTCCTTGCGTGAAGTAGATCGTTAAATAGTAATAGGAGATAGAAACCTCCTTCATAAAAGTTCTGTTTTATTCTTAAAACAGGAGTTTCACAAATGCTATTCGAATCAGAAAAAGATCAAAAAAGAGTCTTACAAGAAGTTGTTTATGATGTTGCACCAAAACATGATCTAAAAAAGCAAATTGAACTGCACGAAAAAATTCGCAATGATGAAGACTATGATGATTGGGAATATGGAACCGAACCAAACTACGGAAGTGCCTGGAAGTAGTATAAATAAATAAAAACCTTCCATTAGATGGCGATTCAAAGGATATCCAAATCATTTACTGATATCAGTTTATCCTTTGAACCACATCCGGTAACAAAGGACCTACCTGTATTAAAGGATGCAAGTGCAATTCGAAGATCTGTAAGAAATATTGTGCAGACTATCCCACAAGAAAAGTTTTTTAATTCAATATTTGGGTCTGATATTACAGGAAGTTTATTTGAATTTATCGATTTTGGTACTGCCTCGATAATTGAGGATCAAATTAAATTATCAATTGATAATTTTGAGCCAAGAGTTGATAATGTACAAGTTCAGGTGAATCCGGATCCAGACTTAAATAGATTTGATGTGACAATCATCTTTGATATTATTGGTCAGGAGATACCAACTCAAGAGTATTCATTCATATTAGAGGCAGCAAGATAAAATGCCTTTTACTAAATTTACAAATCTAGATTTTGATCAAATTAAAACTTCCATTAAGGATTATCTCCGTGCAAACTCTAAATTCACGGATTTTGACTTTGATGGATCTAATTTTTCTATTTTAATAGATACGCTAGCATATAACACATATATTACGGCATTCAACTCGAATATGATAGTGAATGAATCTTTTTTGGATTCTGCAACTGTTCGTGAAAATGTTGTTTCTCTAGCAAGAAATATTGGTTATGTTCCTAGTTCCAAAACATCTGCAAAGGCAACTGTATCATTTGATGTGGGAGTGAGTTCCTCCCAAAACACACCAACCCTTACTCTACAAGCAGGACTACTGTGCGTTGGATCCGTTAATGATACCTCGTATACATTTTCAATTCCCAATAATATTTCGGCAAATGTAACCAATAATGTTGCATCCTTTAATAATATTGAAATTTATCAAGGAACATTTTTAACAAAGCAATTTATAGTTGATGGTTCTCTGGATCAAAGATTTATATTAAATAATCCATTCATCGATACATCAACAATCTCTGTTTATGTAAAAGGAATTAATGATAGTGGACTTGGAGTTCAATATTCTTTGGTAGAAAATATTCTTCAGGTTGATTCAACTTCAAAAATTTATCTTTTACAAGAAGTTCAGGATGAAAAATATGAATTACTTTTTGGTGATGGTAAAATTGGTAAAAAATTAGAAAACAATGCACTCATCACGGTAAATTATATTGTAACCGATGGGGAAGACGGTAATGGTGCGTCCTCATTTTCATTCTCTGGAAGAATTAAGAAAGCAAATGATCAAATTATAGATCCAGGAACAGTAATTATTACTACAAATCAAAAATCTCAAAATGGTGCGGAGATAGAATCTATAAACTCGATTAAATATTTTGCTCCAAGAATATATTCTGCACAGTACCGAGCAGTTACATCCAGAGATTATGAAGCAATTATTAAAAAAATATATCCAGACACAGAATCCGTTTCGGTTATTGGTGGGGAAGAATTAAATCCACCAGAGTTTGGAACAGTATCAATTGCAATTAAACCAAAAAATGGAACTTTTGTTTCCGACTTTAATAAACATCAAATTAAAAATAAATTAAAACAATATAGTATTTCTGGAATTAATCAAAAAATAATCGATCTTAAATTACTATATGTAGAAATTGATTCATCCGTCTATTATAACTATTCTCAAGTATCGGCAGTAGAATCATTAAAGACAAAAATAATTAAAGCATTAACAGATTATTCAAATTCTATAGATCTCAATAAATTTGGTGGAAGATTCAAATACAGTAAGGTTCTGCAGATAATTGATAATACTGATACTTCCATAACTTCCAATATTACCAAGGTAAAAATCAGAAGAGATCTGGCAGTATCCATAAATCAATTTGCTCAATATGAATTATGTTTCGGAAACAAATTTCATATCAATCCACTTGGATTTAATATTAAGAGCACTGGATTTAAAATTTCTGGTGTTGAAGATACTGTATACCTAACTGATGTTCCAAAACCAGACAGTAGTGGAAAAGGTATTGTTTCGATAGTAAGGAATTTATCTGATGGATCGACTCAAATTGTTGTACAATCTGCCGGAGTAGTTGATTACATAAAAGGTGAAATTAATATTAGCACCATAAACATTATATCGACATCAAAACCAAATAATATTATTGAAATTCAAGCATTTCCAGAATCTAATGATGTTGTTGGACTCGCTGACTTATATCTTAATTTTAGCATTTCAAAAAGTACAATAAATATGGTAAGAGACGTTATATCTTCTGGTGATGAAATATCAGGAACAGTGTTTTCAAGAGACTATTACACATCAAGTTATTCGAATGGGAAATTAATAAGAGAATAATATGATACAAACCGGAGTAGAATCCAGAGTTAAGATTCAGCAAATTATTTCTAGCCAACTTCCAAATTTTATTTTGGACGAAAGTCCAAATACATCGGAATTTTTAAAACAATATTATGTTTCTCAAGAATATCAGGGTGGTCCAACTGATATTGCAGAAAATTTAGATCAATATTTAAAATTAGACAATTTAACTCCGGAAGTTGTTGTAAATAATGTTAATCTCAGCACTGGCATAAATTCCAATGTTGGAATAATTACAGTAACAAGTACTAAGGGGTTTCCACAAAAATATGGCCTACTTAAGATTGATGATGAAATTATTACATATACTGGAATAACAACAAATACATTCACTGGATGTATTCGGGGATTTAGTGGGATCACCACTTACCACACAATTTCAGACGCACAGGAGTTAGAATTTTCTACATCCAAATCAGCATCACACAATACAGGAGCATCTGTACAAAATCTCAGTTCTTTATTTTTAAAAGAATTTTACAAGAAAATAAAAAGTACTTTTACTCCGGGATTAGAAGAATATGATTTTGTAAATGATTTAAATGTTGGTAATTTTATAAGGGAAGCAAGGTCTTTTTATCAGGCAAAAGGAACCGACGAATCATTTAGAATTTTATTTAATGTTCTCTATGGAGTTACTCCAAGAATTGTAAACTTAGAAAACTTTTTGATTAAACCATCATCTTCAGAGTTTATTCGAAGAGAAGTTATAGTTGTTGAAAAAATTTCTGGTGATCCTGGTAAATTGGTGGGGCAAACAATAGTAAAATCAACAGATAAATCTACTAATGCCTCAGTTTCTGAAGTTGAACCATTTACAAGAAATAATAAACAGTATCATAAAATTTCACTTTTTGTTGGATATGATGATTCTACTGCAGTTTTTGGTACTTTTACAATTACACCAAATACCAAATGTTTGGAAAATGTTTCTGTCGGAGCATCTATAATTTCTGTAGACTCTACAATAGGATTTGCTGGAATTGGAACCATCATATCCGGAATTAATACTATCACTTATACAAGTAAGAGTGTTAATCAGTTTTTTGGATGTACCGGAATTACATCTTCAATTTTATCATCTGCCGATATAAGATCTAATGAAATTTATTTTGGATATGAAAATGGAGATTTAGATAAAAAAGTTGAATTAAGACTTTGTGGTGTATTATCTAAATTTGTACAGATATCAGATAATTTAAATTTAGATGAAGGAGAAATTATTTCCGTTAAACATATTGGATCTAAAATTGAAAATCCAACAAATAATAAAACATATAAAGAAATTTTTGCAAATTCTTGGATATACAATACAAGTTCAAGATATCAAATTAGTGATATTAGTAATTTTACCTTAAAAAGTCGTATTGATAGGTCTAGTTTAAAAATAGGAGATAGAGTTGAAATTTTAGTAAGAGACAGTAATATTGTAAAATCTTCTACCACAAATATAGCATATATTTCCAATATTAACAACGTTAATAATACTGTTTTATTAAGTAATTTAGTCTTCACCCCTCAAGCGGGAGTGGAGTATGATTTGAGACGGAAAATTAATACTGCACGTAGTTCAACGGTCTCTATTGAATTTGGAAATAACTCTATTATATCGGATGTACAAAATTTATATGTTGACGATGATTATGCTTATGTCGCTTCTAACTCTTTACCATCAGGAATAGTTGGACTTAACACTGTTTATAATTATGAAATAACAAAAAATATTAAATCATCTAATGCTACGGCATTAAGTAATCTGGGTACTGATGGGTATTCTACCATATTATTCTCTAGTAGTGTTCCATTTATTACTGGAGATAGGATTTATTATCAACCATCTGGAACTAATATTGTTGGATTGGATACCGGTGATTATTATGTACAAGTTCAAAATCCAGACAATAGTATAAAACTTTATTCTTCAAAATCATTTGTTGGAACTAATAGTCATTTAAATTTTATAAGTGCAACTTTTGATAGTCAAAATGAACATAATTTTACATTATATTCACAAAAATCGAGAGTTATTAGTGCTCAAAAGTTATTAAAAAAATTTACATTAAGTGAAAAAATTAAAACTGTCAATGTTGGTATTGAAACAGCAGAATTAACAATTCCCGGATCAACCGGTATGTTAATTAACGGTGTTGAGATTAGAAATTATAAATCCGACGATAAAATTTATTATGGACCATTAAAATCAATAGAAGTATTGAATGGTGGAAATAATTATGATGCAATTAATCCTCCACTAATATCGGTTTCTTCTGGTATAGGAGAAACTGCACTAGTACAACCAGTAATTAGTGGATCTTTCAAAAAGGTTTATATAGATTCTCAAGATTACGATATTGAAAAAATTGTATCTATTGGCGTAAGTGGTGGTAATGGGTCTGGCGCTGTTCTAGAACCAATTGTTGTAAAGAGACAAAGACCTATATCATTTGATGGAAGACTAACTACAAATTCTGGTGGAATTAGCAGTACAACACCACAATTAACATTTTTAACCAATCATAATCTGAATAATCAAGAATCAATAATTTATAATTCTAATGGAAACACTCCAATTGGTATTGGTACTTCCAATTTAACTTTAATTAATAATGCAACATATTATGTCAAAATTGATAATAATAGAACCGTTAGACTTTTTTCTTCTATTTTAGAATGTTCTTCGGGAATTAATACAATAAGTTTTAATAGTAATAATACTTCAGGAATTCATAAATTTTCGACCGCAGCATTTAAAAATACTGTATCAGAAATCAAAATATTGAATCCTGGTAGTGGGTATACTAATAGAAAATTAATTGTTTCCCAAACTGGAATATCTACAATAAATCATACAATTAACTTTGAAAATCATGGATTTTCCAGTGGAGAATTGATAAATTATAAATTTGAAACCTCTACAATTGGTATCTCTACATCATCACAATATTATGTGCTTAAAGATACTAATAATTCTTTCAGACTTTGTGATGCTGGAATTGGTGGGACTGATAAATTAAATTATAACAGACAAAACTATGTTAAATTTACTGGAGTTGGGTCGGGATATCAATATTTCAGTTATCCCGATATTTCTGTTTCTATATTATATTCTCCGGTAGGAGTTGGTACAACAACTCAGACTTATTCATCTCTCATAGTAACACCAGTGGTTACTGGTAGTATTATTGACGCTTATTTGTATAAAAGTGGAATTGGTTATGGATCTACAATTTTAAATCTAGAAAAATCTCCAATAATAACTATAAAAAACGGTAAAGAAGCACGTATACAACCAGTTATCGTAAATGGTCAAATTACAAATGTCAATATTCAATATGGTGGAGTTGAGTACTACTCCGTTCCAAATTTAAATGTAAAAGATTTAACTGGGGCAGGAACTGGGGCAGAATTAAGACCTATTATTTCTAACGGAAAAATACTAGATGTTAAAGTTGTAAGTGCTGGTATTGGATATTCTTCTACATCAACAATAATTAATGTACAACCTACAGGATCTAATGCAAAATTTAATGCTAATATTAGATCCTTATCTGTCAATCATAATTTTAAGTTTGGGGATGAAATATTAGTAGAAACTGAAAATAAATTACAATATTCGGTTTGTGGATATTTTAAAGGATTGAGAGAATCATTCAATGATACTGGCGAAGTATCCAATATAATCGGATGGGCTTATGATGGAAATCCAATATATGGACCATATGGTTATTCTGATCCAGAAAACTTGAATTCAGTTCCAAAAATACTAACTCCTGGATATATCTTAAATACAACTAATGTTGTTGATAGACCACAATTTCCTGCAGGATTTTTTGTTGAAGACTACCAATATAATAACTCCGGAGATTTGGATGAAAATAATGGAAGATTTGGAAAAACTCCAGAATTTCCAAATGGCATATATGCATACTTTGCAACTATTAGTCCAGGAACGTTAATTTCACAGTTCCCATATTTTATTGGAAACAAATATAGATCAAAGACCTTAAATGAAAATACAACTCTTAACCAATCATACAATTTTAATGGTTCGAATTTATTCCGAAATACTCTGCCATATAAAATTTCTGATAATTATGCCGGAAATGATTTTATAATTGAACCGGAAGATAGATCAAATCAGCAGTCAATTGTAGAATCAGTATCCGAAGGAAGTATAAGTGAATTTAACATCATCAATTCCGGAACAAATTACAAGATAGATGACGTCTTAAATTTTGACGATGCAAATACTTCAGGTGGGGGGATTATTGCAAGAGTATCATCAATAGGTGGAAAAGATATTGTAGAGATAAACACTTCAATACAAACTTATCAGAATTCTATTTTTACTTGGAAAAATGGCAATGAAGTAACAGTAAATATATTACCATATCATAATTTATCAAATAATGATTATGTCGTAATTTCTGGTCTTTCGACCAGTTTATCAAAATTAAACAAACCATATAAAATTGGAGTATCTTCCTATTATTCAAATGTTGCCCAAAATATTACAGCATCAACGGCTGGTGTAGTAACAGAAATATACATTTCTCAATTTCCAGAAATAGTATCAATTGGAAGCAGTATTACAATTGGTGGCGAAACATTGTCAATATTGGAGGTATTTAAAAATCTTAATATACTTAAAGTTGAAAGAGGATCTACCGGAGTCTCTCATACTGCAACAACACAAATAAATTTCATTCCAGATTCATTTACTATTTCGCAAAATACAGATTATTTTGAATCTGATGTAAATGATAAAGTATATTTTAATCCAACAAAATCGGTAGGAGTTGGAACTATTTCAGGAATTACAAATTCTATAGTTGTATCATTTGGTAGTTCTACTATTACGAGAGTTATTCCAACACAGGGAATTTATATTGAAAATCATCCATTTACTCATAATCAAGCAGTAATATTTAAAATTCCACCAGCAGTAAGTTTGCCGGGAGGAGAAATTGCAATTTCAACTTCACCAACATCGCCTACATTTAATATACCTACAAATTCTCCTGTATATGTAAGCAATAAAAATAAGAATGTTATTGGAATAAAAACTAATCTAAATTCTTCTGAAGTATATTTTCGTACAGTAAACCAAAATGATGCTAATAATGAAAAGTATTCATTTGAAAGTCTGTATCCACAAATCATTGGAAAAGTTGAAAAAATTAGTTCTACAGTTTCAGTATCAACTTCTCACCAACTATCCAATGAAGATACCATTGACTTAGAAGTTAAACCAAATCTTTCTGTTGGTATTGGAACCTCATCATTTATTAATGTTAAAAGAGATTTGTTAACCGGGAATATTTTAATTAATCCAATTGGATTTAACTCTACTGGTATCAATACGACAACAAATACTATTACTATTAACTCGCATAAGTTAAAAACTGGTGATAAAGTTTTATACTCCGCAAATTTAGTTGCATCTGGTTTGACAACAGATTTTTATTATGTTAGTAGAGTTGATGATAATAATATCAAACTTTCTAAAACTTTGATTGATAATAAAACTACCCCTCCAACGGTAGTAAGCATTGCTAGTACTGGAGGATCAAATCAAAACATTTCGTTAGTAAATCCTCAAATTAAATCAGTTAAAAATAACAATTTAGTATTTAATTTATCGGATAGTTCCTTAATTGGATATAAATTTAAACTTTATTATGATCAAAATTACAGTAAAGATTTTGTTTCAACCGCCAAAAAGAGTGGATTTACAGTATCAGGTATTGGAACAGTGGGAGTTTCTTCTACGGCATCTTTGACTATTAATTATGATGAATCTTTGCCAGATAAAATATATTATAATTTAGAAAAATCTGGATATATTAGTGATTCTGATAAAACAGTGACTAATTATTCGGAAATATTATTTACCAATAGTGTTTATACTTCAAAAAATTATAGAGTTTCTGGCATAGGTTCAACAACCTTCAATATATCTTTAACCGAAAAACCAGAAAAATTAAAATATTCTCAAAATGAATGTAGTGTATTAAAATACAATACAAAATCATTGACTGAAAAAGGTCCTATTGATAAAATTAATATTGTTTCGGGGGGATATGGATATAGAAAAATTCCAATTTTTGTAGGATCTAATTCTATCAATGGAAAAGATGCTTTTATTGTTGCAATATCAACATCTATAGGTAATGCAAGAGAAGTAAGAATTCTTGATGAAGGATTTGAATATTCTTCAGATAAAACTTTACAACCAATTTCATACATATCATCAGTAATTTCAATTAAAAATTCAAATACTATTGGTGTTGTCACAGTCACTAGTGGTGGAAATCAATATATAAATTCACCATCAATTGTAATTGTAGATTCAAGCACTGGTCAGAAGATTAATAGTGGAATATTAGAGGCAAAATTATCAGGAACTTCAATTTTTTCTATAAATATCGTACAAAAACCAAAGGGTCTTCCAGAAACATCAGTAAAACTATTTACTACTAATAATACTAATGGAATTAGTGTTCAAAAAGTTCAATCTAATTCGAGCGGAATTTTTACTTGCTTCATAACAACACCAACACTCGGATTTTCAACAAATCCTTTTAAGGTTGGTGATGAAGTCTTTATAGAAGGAATTCAAAAATTCAATACTAGTGGATCTGGATTTAACTCCGAAGATTACGGATACAAGTTCTTTCCCGTATCTAATTACAATAGTACTACAAATCTTCATCAAGTCACTATTAATGTTTCGGGGTTAACTACAAATACTGGAATAGCAAAAACAATTCAAGATTCTATTCCAAACATTATAAACAAAAAAGATTACCCCACATTTGATGTTAAGCAAATTTCTTCTTTATTTAATATTGGGGAAAATCTTACAATTAATGGCAATGAAATAGATTTAAAAATTTCTGATTGTAATTCCTTTTTTATCAAGGTGATTGGAGATTATGAATTAATTGCTGGTGATGTTATTACGGGAAAAGAATCTGGAAATATAGCAACAGTAAATAAAATTGATTCTGGCGTTGGAAAATTTAAAGTTGATTATTCTGTTAGAAAAACTCTTGGATGGTCTGATAATGTAGGAAAATTAGATTATGATGATCAAGTAGTACAGGATAATGATTATTATCAAAATCTTTCATATACAATAAAGAGTCCAATTACTTATACTGAATTAAGAACTCCTGTCAATAGTTTGGTCCATACTAGTGGATTAAAAAACTTTTCGGATACTGGAATCACATCAACTGCAAGGTCTGGAATTATAACATCTAATAATTCAACAACTATAATTCGTGATATTATTGAAGAAAATAGAGTTGATACAATTTATGACTTTGATTTGGTAAGAGATGTTGATGTAGTAACTGTAAATACTGGAATTACGTCAACTGTTTTTTCAAAATTATTAAAATTAAAAAATAAAAAACTAACAGATTACATTGAATGTGGGAGTAATGTTGTTTTAAAAATAGACAATATAAACAAACAATTTTCTAATTTAGAAGGAAGTCCTAGTATATTTTTAAATTTAATAGAATTAAATTCCGGAACATCTTATGACAATATATTAGTTAGAGTATCTAGTGCTGATAATTCTCAAATTCAATTATCAGAATTAATATTATTAAATGACGGTAATAATGTCTTTTTGGGAGAAAAATCAAATATAATTAATGCGGGAGTAGGATTTACACATACTGCTTCAGATAATTTTGGAAAATTTTCATTAATAGATAATTATTTAAGATTTGAACCTAATGATCCATTTAATATTGATTATGATATCAAACTAATCAAAAGTAGATTTAATACAATTTTACCAGGAATTGGAACGAATCCAATTGGATTTATCAATTTGACTGGATCAAACAAATCAATAGGATCTGGAATAACAACTTCTATTCTATCAGTACAATCTAACCAATTCTCTTCATTGTATACAAATGTTCAGATTATTGATACAACAACAAATAAAATGAATTTTGTTGAGGTATATTTAAAACATGATGGTACTGATACTTATATTTCAGAGTATTATTTTGATTCCGAATTTTCAACTAATTTTTACTCCGGAAACTTTATAGGAACATTTGGTGCATCTATTTCTTCAGGAATTTTATCCTTAAATTATACGAATAATTCATTAAACACTGTCAATACAAGATCGAAGGTTGTTGGATTTGGTACAACATCTGTTGGTGGTGGAACGCATAGATTTTTACTGACTGGACAATTGGCAGGAAATGAAAGAGGAGCATTATATCAATCTACTCATACCTCCACAGTTTCTGCAGCATCAACATCAATTATATCATTAAATAAATTTAATTTTAATGCTGTCAAATCTTTAGTTGAAGTTAGCGTTGGGTCGACAAGTGCTCTTCATCAAATTATGTTGGTTCAGGACATATCAAATATTTACACTCAACAATCTCCATTCCTTTCCGTCAACAGTGTAACTGGAATTGGAACTTTTGGTGGAGAATATTCTGGAGATGATTTTGTTCTAAAATTCTATCCAGATGCTTCAATAACATCTCAGATAAAAATTTCATCTTTTAATCAATGTTTATATACAATTTTAGATTCGCAAAATATTGCACCGGACTTAACTTATGGAAGTGTAACTGAATCTATTGATTTGCAACTGTACAATGCTATTAATGGGAATAGAATTAACAGAAAAGAATTTAAATTAACTTCTAATGGAATACCAATTTTTACAAAAACATTTGATCCATCAAATTCTAATATATTAGATCCTTCTACCGGAATATTTACAATATCAAATCATTTCTTTAGTCCCAAAGAAAGATTAATTTATACACCAAAATCAACATTCATTGGAATTGGAGAAAGTGCGGTTGGAATTGGAGCAACTTTAAATTCTGTTGGAGTTGTAACTACAATACTACCTTCTGATGTTTATGTTATTAAATTATCTGATGATTCATTTAAATTATCCACAAGACCAGACTATGCACAATTGGGAATAGGAGTTACATTTATTTCATATGGTCTTGGTAATGCACACAAACTTGAAATGTTTAAAAAGAATGAAAAGGGACTTATTACTATTGACAATTTAACACAGTATCCTTTAATATTCAGCAAGATATCACACACACTATCTGGAAATGGTGGTCAAATTAGTGTAGGATCTACAATATTTTCTTTAAGTGGAATATCAACAATATCACCAAAAGATATTCTTAAAGTTGATGATGAGTATATGGGTATTGTTAATGTTGGTTTGGGGACAACTAATATTGGACCAATTACAAATAGTGGAGTTATTAATTTAGTTCAGGTTACAAGAGGGTTTGTTGGATCATCTGCAACTTCTCACACAGATTCTACCGAAGCTAGAATTTATAAAGGTTCTTACAATATTGTAAAAGACAGTATTTTCTTTACGGAATCTCCAAGAGGAAATCCGCAACTTGGTAAAGATTTGAGTAATTTAAGTTTTGAAGTCTCAGATTTTACTGGAAGAGTATATTTAAGAAATGATTATACCTCAAATAAAATTTATGATGATATTTCAGATCAATTCACTGGTATAGGAAGAACATTTACATTGAGAGTGGGTGGAGCCAATACTGTTGGTCTTGGAACCAGCGGAGGAAATGGAATTCTATTCATAAACAGTATTTTCCAAACACCAGAAACTTTAAATAATCCA